GACAGCCAAAGAAAAGACCTACGCAGTCCAGGAAGGTATCGCAATCATTCCTGTCTCGGGTTCGCTCATGAAAAAGACCTACGGTCTCATGGCGCAATCCGGCTGTAGCTCATACGAAACTATCGGCGCACAGATCGAAGACGCATATACGAACCCTCAAGTACAGGGCATTTTGCTAGACATCGACTCTCCGGGCGGCGAAGTATCGGGCCTGTTCGAGCTTTGCGAAATGCTAGGCGAACTCAAAGACAAGCCTGTATATGCCATTACGGACGATGCGGCCTACTCAGCGGCCTACGCAATCGCCAGTTGTGCGGACAAGCTCTATTTGACGATGACGGCGGGTGTGGGAAGCATCGGCGTTATTTGCGCTCACGTAGACCAATCGGACGCAGACAAAAAGGCAGGCTTGAAATACAGCTTCATTTTTGCTGGTGACAAGAAAGCGGACGGTAACAGCCATCAGCCTTTATCGGAGTCGGCAAAGGATGACATCGAAGCCGAAGTGTTTCGCAACTACAAGATGTTCACCTCGCTGGTGTCCAAGAACCGCAAAGTTTCGCAGCAAGCCATCGTAGACACTCAGGCCGGTACGTTCTTCGGAGAGAACGCAATCGAAGCAAAGTTAGCTGACAAGGTGGGTACCTTCGAGACCGCTTTCAATGACCTGAAAGGCGCTATCGAAGGCTATAGCTCGATTCAGAAGGTAACTACTCTCGCAACGGCAAGCCCTGGACAAACGACGGCGCTAAATAACTACAGCGTTCAAGACCGTAAGGAAATCTATCGTCAATTGGCGAATCACCTGAAGGTTGCACCCGATCTCAAATCGGAAGACGAGGAAACAGACGAAATTATGGCAAAGAAAAACATTGATCTTTCCATCGATGAACTGATCGCTCTTCATGCCGCAAAAAAGGCTGAAGAGGACGAGTACGCCGATAAAGAATGTTCGGACGATGAAGAGATGAAAAAGAAGGCCGACGCTGAAGACGGCGACGACGAAGACAGCGAAGACGACAAGAAAAAGAAGGAAGACGGCGAAGACGAAGACGACGCTAAGAAGGGCAAGAAAGCAAATGCTGACGCTATCCGCATTGTGACCTTGTGCAAGCTGGCGGGAATGTCTGACCTTGCTTCTGATTTCATCTTGAGCGGCGCAACACCGAAGGACGTAGAGACGGCTCTCTTAAAGCATCGCTCGGCAAAGTCCAAGGCTGTGAGGATTCCTAACTCGACCGTGAAGCCTGCTAGTGAGTTTGCGGCAACTGCAAAGACCATCGAGCAAGACAAGAAACTGGACAAGAACAAGAAAGCCGATGCCTACCGTGAGTACCTCATGGCGCACCCGGAACAATACCTTCAAACAATGCTGAACCGCAATAGCGGCAAGCGTTCGGGCGAAGACTACAAGTTTCTCCAGAACAGAGGCTACTAAACGACCATGAGCACATCTCAACTTTTTGAATCAATCACGCTACCGACTGTTACCAATCTTTCGGCGAAGCAATATTACGCCGTAAGCATGGACAACACAGGTAATGCAGTCCTCGCAACGGCTACTAAGAACTGTGCCGGGTTCTTGCAGAACACACCGGACGGAACGACAGACACGGCGGCAACAATCGGCGTGCGTGGCAAGACTCGTGCGGCTATCACTGACACTATCGCCATTGCCGCACCGCTTGAAATCGCATCGGGCGGAACGCTGGTTAATCACGCAAGTGGAACCATCGTAGCTATTGCGAATGAGGCAGGCGCAACGGGCGATGTTATCTCAGTAACCATTCTGACTAGCGGCGCTTTGATGAGCTAATTCGAGGAAACAAAGAAAGGACATGAACCCGACACTACAACAAGTACACAATATCAACGAACCGCTTACAGACTTTAGTCTGATGTTCCTTCAGAAGGATGGGTTCGTGGCTGACAAGGTATTTCCGGTTAAGGAAGTACCGCACAAGTCTAGCTCATACTTCACCTATCCTCGTGGCAGCTTCAACACGCCGAACATGAAACAGCGTGCTCCGGGCACCACTGTTGAAGTGATGGACTACGACATCAGCATGGCGACCTACGAAACCCAAGTGTGGGCGTTGGGCCGTCATCTTGATGAACAGATCGAAGCGAACGCAGACCCGATCATCAACTTGGAACTCGAAGCTACACAGGCTTTGACTCTTCAGTTGCAATTGAACAAAGAAATCAATTGGGCGTCTACGTTCTTCGCTCATGACGTATGGACATCGGAGTATGCAGGCGTTTCCGGTTCGCCGTCAACCAATCAGTTCTTGCAGTGGAACAACTCAGGCGCAACACCTATCGAAGACATTCGTAACATGAAGCGTCAGATCATTCTCACTTCGGGTAACGTTGGCGAACCTAACACCCTCGTGTTGGGCAAGCAAGTTTACGATACTTTGTTGGCGGTTCCTGAAATCGTCTCACGTATCGTCTACGCACAGAAGCAAGCTAACGCAGCACTCGTAACCAAGGATGTTTTGGCACAGTTGTTTGAAGTCGATCAGATTTTGGTTTCGACGGCTGTACAGAACACGGCAGTTTATCCGAACGAAAGCAACGCTTTCGTGTTGGGCAAGGCCGCATTGCTGGCATACGTTCCGCCTGTCATCGGCGTTCGTACCCCGGCTGCTGGTGTTAACTTCGTTTGGAACACCTACGGACCTAGCCGCATCACAAGCTACCCTTGGATGCCAACACGTAGCACCCACGTTGAAATCGAGTCGGCATATCAGTACAACCTGATTTCGGCTGATCTTGGTGGGTTCTTCTACACAGCGATTGCCTAACATGGTTCTCAACCTGAAGTCTTGGGAACTCGTTAAGAACGGTTCTTTCATCGTGGGTGACCATCCGCTTTTTAACAAAGGCGTGATGTATCACCCCGGCGAAGATTACCCGAGTGAAAATGAGCGGACCTTGTACTCACTGTACGAGACGAATCAAATCACTGAGAAGGTAGGCGGGGAACTGTTCGCAGCGATCACAGACGGGAAACCAAGGGCTAAGAGAAAGAGGGAAAAATAAATGGCACTCACACAAACAGAACTTATTCAAGGTCCGGTAACTCCGGGCGGCGTGGCTCTCAGTCTCAGCAGCACTGATCTTGCGGCAGGTTCCGTAGGGACTACTCAGCTTGCGGCAAGCGCTGTGACGAAAGCCAAAATGCAGTTGTTCATTTCGACTGTTCAGACTGGTACAGGTTCGGCTCAGAACATTGCACACGGTCTAGGCGTCGTTCCTACCAACGTCTTTGTGAGCTTCACCGGCTCTACGTCTTCACAGGCGGTCACCGAAGGAACACACACCACCACAAATGTAGTGGTTACCGTGACTAGCGGCGCAACGTTCAAAGTGTTCGCAATCGTCTAACAACTTTCTTGACGTAGGAAGCAAGAAACTAAGCTCACTCAATCAAAACGAGTGGGCTTTTTTATTGCCCTAAATACTCTTCGTGAATCCATTCCTAGACGCCTTCGAGTCACTAAATCAAATCTGTCTCAGCACTTTTGCTGAGAGCACAACAGTGTTATTCATTCCACAGACTACAGACGGATCGGAGCAAAGCGTCATTGAAATTCAGGGCATCGTTTCGCAACCGAAGCCGGAAGACCTTTTGCCGGGTGGTATCGATGGCAACACTAACATTTTTCTGTTTGTCGATTATACGAACATCGTACCCAATCCGCAACGTGGTGACGTGATCGTGATCGATTCGGTTTGCTATGACATCGGCCAATTCAAAATTGACGTGATCGGCGGCGCACGGCTCATCTTGAAAAAGAACGGGAGCACCTACAATGCTTAAAGGTTCCGCACTCGTCAACGCCGTTGTAGCGACCCTTCAGACCATACCGGCTTTAGTGTCTGCCATGCCGAACGGGATAAACCCTTATTCCTTCATGTACGGCGTGTCGAAATCGATTCTCGATGCTATCCAAGAGATGTTACCCGGCTCACTACTCGTCTCTTATGAAGGCGTCCAGGGCGGGAACTTTGACATGATGACGCTCTGGAAACATCACCTTGATATCACCTATCGAGCGACCAATCAGGCAGGGGCGGCGAATCCCACAGGAACCGAAGACATCGGCTACTTGATTTTCAATCAGGCCGTCAACGGAACGTCGCTTAACATTCGTCAAGTGGCAGTATTGCCGGGTCAAGTGGTGCTCATGGACACGCCGTCTATCAGTCATCGCATTGACGACACACAACAAGACTACTTTCAGGCGCATGTAGTCATACCAGAAATTGGGGATCAACCATAGCGTCTGTGAATCGCTAAATACCATTTCAGGGCTAACTGTAGCCTTCTGATGAGGCAATCACCAAAATGCAAAGAGTACAAGGTCTAAAAATCGCAACCGGATTAGCTGCTGAGAGTTCTTACAACACCGCAAGCTCTACGTTCCTCGGATGGGAACAGTTGAACCTCGACATTATTTCGCCGGATTCAAACACTGAAAATGATTCGGCGTGGATCGGCAAAGGAAACGAATTCGCAGAGAACATTTTCCCAACGTACAACGATGTCCAAGGCACGTTTGAAAAGTACGGTTCGGCGGAATGGATGACTTACGGCCTGTGTTATGCACTAGGCGGCGTCAGCTATTCAAGCCCAACGTATACGATCACCCCTATCAATCCTTCGACTACTCTACAGTTGCCTAGTTTTTCTATCGGCGAACAGTTGCCAGACGGCGGCGGTAACGCAATCGACAATCTGTACACAGGTTGCGTGATGGATAGCTTCCAGATCGATTTCAAGTATGGTCCGGGCCTGAAGAGCGTCTCGACCAAAGGCACCTTCAGGGGTTCCGGTTCGGTCACCAGTCCGTCAGGCGTGAGCTACCCGGCTGTCGAGTCTGAGCACTTCACCCTTGGTAGTGGAATGTCTCTCGTCATCAATGGTGTTGACTACGTGGCGGCGTCAACTGGTCTTGAAGGTTCCTTCAGTTGGAATAACAACCTAGTTGCCGATCTTGGTTACTTCATCGGTTCGGGCGTCGATGCAAAGGGTTTTGCGACTCGTGCGAACTTGCTCATTGGAGCACGCAAGGCGGCGTTTAGTTTCACGGCGTTTTTGACATCCACTTCGGCAGAGTACACCAAGTTGCGTAACCTGACGACTGGCACAGCAACGATGACGTTCACCTACGATGGGACGCACACCGTAGAGATTGAACTTCAAAAAGTCGCATTTGAAAAGGTCGAGAACACGAACGTAGATGGTATTGCGGCAGTCCGTGTAAGCGTCCTTCCGATGTATGACCTTACCAACGGCGTGGTAACAGTCACGGCGAAGTGCGGAATCACTGGCATTGCCGGTTAAGAGGAATAGAACATGAGTATTTCACACAAGATCACCAGAACCTATAACGACACGTCGAATGTCACAATTCAGCAGATTGAGACAGTCACGGCGGATACGGAAACCAACTACGATAAGACGTTGGCGACAGGCACCAATGAAGCGTTGAACCTGAAGTTTACACAAGCTAATCTTCAGTCGCTCTGTCTGTCGGCAAGCACGGCAACCACGCTGTACACTAACAACCCTTCAGGCAGTTCGCCACAGGACACTATCGTACTCGTGGCGGGTCAGGTTCTTACATGGTCTCTCGCTACTGACGGTATCGGCAAATGTCCGTTTAGCGGCAACGTCACCAATGTTTACGTGACCAATGCAGCATCAACGGCCTTGAAGATTCGCAGCACCGAAAATCAAGCATCGTAAAACATCGGCGCAATCACAGCAACGTCACCCGAAGACGGCTATCAAAAGTAGCCGTCTTTTTTCGTGTCTAAGTATTCGCACATATGCTCTACGGTGAATTTGAAAAAGTAAAACTAGAAGACGGCACGGAAGTAGACGGACTCCGGGTCACGCTCAAGACGAAGAAGTCAGCGGTGCTCCGTTGTCCCACTGCCAAAGAACAGGAGAGTTTTTATACGGCTGTCGCTCTCCGCAACCAATCGACTAAGGATGACGAGGAATCTAATCTTCAGGCTGAAAGCGAATTGTTCAACCTAATTCGTCTTGACAAGGGCGAAGCATGGGACGAATACGAAGCCGGGTACATCATCGGGCGGTTCATTGCTGCTCAAGTCCTCGGCGCTACTGAATCCGGCGATGAGCACGTAATCACCCTCAAGACGCAGTATGGTGTACAGACGCACCTTCTACGGGAACCCACTATCAAGGAAATGACGATGTACGAACGGGCGATGAACAAGACCCGAACCAAGAACATCTTTGCACCCATTCACAAGCTCTACAACTCGATCATGCTCCGTACAGAAGGCTACCCGAACACCTTCTCTGATGAAGACATTCCCGCAGATCACAAGCAACTTTGCGTCAACTCGGTTCGGGCGGCGTTGCTCAAGTACGATCCGTTTGAATCCCCAAACGCCTAAAGCCGGAAGAATGGCCGCAAGAGCTTTCATTCCGGCAACTGATCTATTGGGAACTCCGTAAAGATCACTTGTGCGACGGCGGCGGCAATCGTTGCAACAAGGCACGAGACATTGAGAAGCAAGTAACGTGTAATCGATGCGGAACGCAGGGCAGGGCCGTACAGCGCTCAAGGTTCCTGTGCGTCGGATGCAACAAGCCGGTTCAGTTTCGCAAGCGTTGTTCATGCGGCCTGACGAACTCAAACCAACAATTTTGGAACGAATGCGGCGAGTGTCAATCAAGAGATCTGACCTTTGTCAACTGCTCTACGTGTCCTCTTAACAAGCTGTCGGCACAGTGGGCAACGGAAACAGGACAGACCTTGAGAACCATATCGGCGCTGGAGTCTTCCATTCAGCGCTACAAGTTTTCACCGGAAGATATCACGCACAAGGAAGACATGTTACTCCGCATTCTCGATGAAGAGCGTAGCAAGTGGCGTATTGAGCAGATGCCGAAATCGTAAATAAGTGCGTGCCAATATTTCAAACCAAGATCACGAGACAACGTTTAACCCTTTCGCCGTTTTCATCCGAGACTATGGCGAACATCGGTAACACTCTCCTGAAAAGCATCAAAGAGCGCATCAAAAGGGGCATCGATGCCAATGACGCACCTGCGAAACCTCTGAAGGGTGCGAAGCGAAACTATATCCCGTATGACCGGCAGAAAACACAAAAGGGTCTTCAGCCGATTCGAGACTGGACATATTCAGGACACCTGCTAAGAGCAATGAAGGTAGTCTCTGCAAATGAGAACCGCTTCGTAATCGGCTTCATTGACGACAGGTCAGACAAGATCGCACACCTAAACAACCACGGTACACGAATGTTTGGTATCTCGCCCAACGATCAAACGAACTTAAAGACCGCTGTTTCCGATGCCTTTCGATCACTCATAAAGATTCAACAGATTTGATCGACGGCGTTTTCACCTAAATACTGGTATGCCAGGACTCGAACAAATCACTTGGGAACTCGACAACAAAAGTGTTCTCAAAGCTATCGCCGAAATTAACCAAGCGACCAGCGGGACTGAAAACAAGTTCGGTTCCGCAGGCGAACATATCAACGCTTCGCTTCAGAAAATCTCAGACTACATCGGACGAGTTTCAGACAAACAGGTCCAAGCAAATGATCGTATCGTAGCCTCTATCGAACGTCGTGCGGCTGCTGAAGGCAAGAACCCTGTAGAGCGATTGGTAGCCGAACGTGACAAGCTCATTAAGAAGCTCGGTGACGAAGAAAAGCAAATTGATCGTGTCCGGGTTGCATATGACAAGCTCATCAAGGCCGAACAGAGCAAGGGCGGCGGCGGTAACTTCGGCGAGACCATCAAGAAATTTGTAGAAAGTCCCTTCAGTGCGGCGGGTGGTGCTGCGTCCGGGTTCCTCGAAACGTTGGGGCCTGTGGGCATCGGCCTTGCTGGTGTTGCTACAGGTGCGGTAGCAGTTGGCGGCGCACTGTTTGAGATCGTCAAGACTTCCGGCGAAGCGGCTGAAGGTCTCACTAATCTGTCTGCGTCGTCCGGTATTTCAATCGGCAACCTAGACCGCTTGCAAGCAATGGCGAAGCTAACGGGCCTAGACATCTCTACGCTTGCTCGTGCTGGTACGTCGATGGCTCAAACGCTAGACCAGGGCGGCGAGAAAGCAAAGACACTGATTTCGACGCTCGGCAAACTCCATGTATCAACCGTCGATCTCAACGGCGCACAGAAGGACGAAGGGCAGATTTTAACCGAGACCATCACGGCACTTGGAAGCGTCACGGACAACACACAACGCTTGGCACTTGCGGCAGAAGCGCTAGGACCACGAGTTTCAAAAAGTCTTAGCAATCTTCTCAAGCAATACGGTGACCTGGACAAGGCCGCTAGAGAGCTTGGGTTCGGCAATCGTGATGAGCTTCTGAAATCTCTGACCGATTCAGCCGAAGAACTTCACAAACTCGGCTTGATGTTCGATCAGGTGAAGGACCATGTAGCCGGTTTCGTTCTGACCACAATCGGCGGTTTCAAGACTATCTTAGACGGATTGAAGCCCGTCAAAGATGAAATCACGGCGGCGTTCTCTCCGTTGCTTTTGGCTATTGGCTACATCGAGAAATACAACGATGCGGTTCGAGAGAAAAACAAGCTCGAAGAATTGGGGCCTGATTCGATTCAGCGTCATTTCACCGAAGTTAACAGGACCAGTGCGTCACGATTCAATCAAGGTCTGACAGGCACGAAAGAAGCGCTCGAAGACAAAATCAAAACGTTGACCGATGAAAGGGACAAGGCGCAACGTATCATCGATTCGGCGTCTCGTGGTGAAGTTGCCGATACTGGCAAACTTCGTGAGGCAGAAACCACGGTCACCCGGAACAATGCGGCAATCGAAGCGAACAAGAATCTAGTTGAACTGATCTCAAAGCGTAAGTCTCTATTGCAGGAGCTTCACACCCAAGAGGCTACGGCGGGCAATGCTGAACTCGATAGCATTGACAAGATAAACGCAAAATGGGATGAGAACATTCGCAAGCTCAAAGAAGTAGGCGTGAGCGGTAAGCAACTGGCAACCGAAACCGCACTAATCAACAAAGCACGTCAGGCCGAAATCGATCAGGAGAACCGGAAGCTAGATCAACAGGAATCGAGACAGCTACGCCAGATTCAAGTCAATGAGAATCGGGCGAAGCTCCGTCAGCAACAAGCGGGTGTGACGGCTACGCCGATTCGTGAGCTTGGAACGTTCGGCGTATCAGCATCGGACATTGAGGCATCGATTCAGGGACAGTATGCAAAGCGTGTTCAGGAAGCACAGCAAGAGCACGACTTTGAAATCACGCTTGCGAACGAACTGAAATTAGAGAACGGCAAGACAGACGAGAGAGCAAAACAGGTTGCTATCGCAAAGGCCGATTCTCAGTTACGCATTTCTACGGGTGACGCAGACCTTCAGCGACAGAAGGAATTGACGGACCTTCACCAGAAAGACATCGACCAACAGAAAAAATTCTTCCAGGACTACGGCAAGCTGGCTTTTGGCAGTCAGGCCGATGTCATCAGATCAGGCGCACAGTTCAACACGAGAATTGCCGGGTTGAACAACAAGGATAACCCTGGACAGGCGATAGAAGATACTTTCAAAATTCAGATCACAGAAGCGCAAGAAGTGTACGCACTCGAAGTGAAGCGCATTCAGACTGAAGAGGACGGCTACACGGCGGCGCTATCGTTCGAGAAAGCACGTCGTCAGCTTGTCAAGGAAACAACGGACGCACAAAACGAAGCGATTCTCAAACAGATCGAATTACAACATCAGCAGTTTGACGGCCTGAAAAAGGATCTTGAAGGGCTTTACAATACGCTCTTCACAAAACCAAAGGATTTCGGCAAGCAATTTTCGGCAACGATCCACACGGCGGCGTTGCGTCCGATCACCGAAGGACTTTCAGGTCTGACGGCGGGTGTATTGCAACCACTCATCTACGGATCGGACGGCAAAGGCGGTCTTGCGGGTGCTACTCGTGGTCTGTTCGGATCGACGCAGACACAAAGCCCTATCAAGCTGTCTACAGATGCCAACACGCAATCGACGGACGCCAACACGCAAGCGGTCTATACGCTCACGGCCTTGTTATCGGCAACCACCGGACAGCCGAACCCGCCAACACCCACAGGAACCCATACGGCTATTGCTCTGCCGTCCTTCAGTAGAAGCACGATTAGCAGCGTTCCGGCGCTCTCTAACGCATTTTCGGCGCTCTCCCTTGGTTTGGGTGCTCCATTGTCTACTGCGTCCTCAGGCAGCGTCTTTGCCGGAACGCCTTCAGCATCGGCGGTTTCAAGCTCCATCGACTTCGGAAACGGGGCGGTTCCGCTTGGTTCGTCGATCTCTACAAGCGGGTTCGGCGGCGGATCGGCCTTTGCTACTCCGGGATTCTTTCCGCCTTCATCCGTGACGGGCGGCGGTTCGTCCGGGTTCAATTTCGCACCGGCTCTGTCTGCGATCTTGGGCGGCGGCGGTTCTCGTGGAGCTTCGCCGGGTGTGGGCTTGCCGTCTGCGTCCAGGGGATTCGGTTTCAAGTTGCCGAATTTCTCAGGACTCGCACAAACTTTTGGAATTGGGGCCGCAACGAAAAACACGCAAGATGTCGGCCTGTACGGTGACACGGTTTCCGACTCTGGTACATCCTTCGGTAGCGTGCTGAGTTCGCCGGGTGCAGGTGCGCTCTTTACGTCCGTGGGCTTGCCTCTAACGACGGCGGGTCTATTCGGAAACAATCGAGGAACCGGCACAGGTATTGCAGAGTCAACCATCGGCGGCGCACTCACAGGGGCAGGAATCGGAACCGAAATCTTACCCGGCTTGGGAACAGCTATAGGCGCTGGTATCGGTGCTGGTGTGGGTGCTCTGGCGTCCGGTATCGAAGCCTTGACGGGCGATATTTCACCACAGCAGAAAGCAAAGAAGTACGCAAAGCAGTTTTACGGAATCACGATCTCAAATCAGGTCGCTAATTCAATCGCTCAAATCGCACAATCGAAGTATGCCGGAAATGTCCAGGTAGCTGTACGCTCTCCTGAGGTTCGTCAAATGTTGGGCCTGTATGCGGCGGGAACGGGTCAGAGCAATTCAAAAGCGTTGTCTTCGCTCACTCCGCACGGATCGGCATTAGCAGAACAGGGCGGAACACTCTTTCAGCAAGCGACGTATCAGTACGGACAGGCATACACATACAAATCACCGTTGCCGACGTTGGGCGGAATTTCTTCACAGCAATATCCTACAGCCGGTTCGCCGATCAATCTTTCATTGAACATCGGCAACCAATCGACGGCAGATTTTTTGAACGGTAGCGTAGTCACTCCCGAGAACATCAACAATCAACTTCAGGCCGCTAACGCAAGCTCGATGAACACCACTCAGAATCAAGCGCTCTATCAGCAAACGCCGGGTCTAATTAGCTCATAAAATGCCAACACAAAATTTAGCAAGCGCTGTGCCTGTTGGCGTGTTGCCGCAAACACTTTCGACGGCCTTCACCGAGAGCAAAATCTTTCCGATGCTCACGAACACTTACCACGACGGTACGCCAGAAACGGGACTCATTACCGATACCGTCAACAATCCTAGATCGATTCGCACCTGGACGCTTTCAAAACGGCTAAAGAGTGTCGATCTTGAAGCCTTAAAGAGTTTCTACGATTCACACCACGGCGCTGTAATTCCATTTTACTTTTACGATCCATTTACCGAAGGCGAGACGATAGGCAGCACATACGATGATACCGGCGATAGCGAAGTAGGCCGGTATACGGTGAAGTTCGTTACTACGCAGTGGTCGCAAAGTATGACGATTGGTCTCTCGAACACGTCGCTTAGTTTCATGGAAGTAGCATAACTCAGAAGCCCTAAATAGTTGGGCAATGTCTGACATGATCGGGACTGTAACTGTCCCTGCAATTCCTAATAGCGGCCTAGCGTTTCCACTGATCGGCGATTACCCTTACTCTGAGGTTCGCCCTTATCCGTCCGTCTCGCATCGGTTCGGCGATAAGGCTACTCTCTCACAGCAGACCTTTCTAACCGGCATTGGTCCACGTCAATTTCAATTCAAAAAAAGCGTGATCTCGTACACAGACACGAACACGCTGAAAGATTTCTTTGAATCGGTCCAGGGCGGATATCAGACATTCACTTACGCAGCACCGAACAGCGACGGCACGACCACGAGTTACAACGTCATTTTTGAAAACAAGCCTTTATCGGTTCAAGCGCTGGTGAACGCATGTCAAGCCGGGATGACGTTTCTTGAAGTGCCTGACCCTCTGGACGCACCCGAGTACGATGTCAACGCCACAGTGACCCGCTTTCCTTCGGCTGACATGGAAACAGCCTTGCTTTCGACAGTTCAACAGATCATACCGCTTGTACACATTCGAGTGAGAGACACCACGATACCCGATGTCTACCTGTCAGACCAACGATGCACGATTGGCGGTCAACTCTACTTACCTCGTCTTCTTTCGATCAATGAGAAGGGTACGGGCGTGGTCATGTCGCAATCGATTCAATGGATGAATGACGATCAGGGTTCCGACAGTGTAAATTTCACCTTCGGCAACGCAGACCGCATCATGACGAAGTTCATGAACTCTACAGACCTTTCATGGGCTTCTATCGATCTCTGTCTTTATCACGTCAATTCGAGCACTGTCTACAGCTATGGAAAGGCTTCATTGTAAATTGTGTTTCGGATGGTTCGCCGAAGTTTCAAGTCACCTGTTCGGACGGCTTCTATCAGGCAGGACAGATGTATCCTGTTCGGACCATTTCACGCTCGTGCTGGAAGACGTTCAATGATGGCGTCAACTGTCCGTACTCTTCTAAAGGCAGTGGCGGCGATCCTAGCTCATGTGATTTCGGCTATGACACTGCGAACGGCTGTCTTTCACATGGAATGCAATATTATTTCGGCGGGCATCCTACAACCATTCAAAGCGCTCTCATCAAGAACAACAGTACAGGTGTCTTTGGTATTGGTCGCTCGAAGGTCACGGCTACATCGATCATTTCTGATACGGTCTTCGGAAACGCCTTGCCGGAAATCTGGTGTAACCAAGGCAACGGAACGAATCCGGGTCTTAACGCTTTCATAGCGAATGCCCAAGTAATCGATGTACGTGACGAGGGCGATTTCTTTGACGTGCTCGGCATCATTGGAGCGGGGCCGATTGGTGCGTACACCATCGTTCACGGATTCGGCGGCGAGATTGAAACGAACTCCGATGGTTTGCCGGTTCTTATTGCGCCTATGGCCGATGGCTTCACGGCGCAAGGCTTCAAGCTGTCTTCAAGTGGTACATCAGCATCGACGAACAAGGATCTTGGTTTGCGTCAGGTGTTCGGCTATGACCCGATTCAGCAACTATCAGGCACGTACACGAACCCAAGCTATCAGCAGTTCGAACTAACAGGAGTCGGCAACAATCCGAACCCTTTGTATTTTGCGGCGGGAACTGCTTTTGCAGAAATTCGCTATCCAAAACCTTCGAGCATTCAGCCGTCATCGCCAATTGAGCATAGCGCCACGGTTCCGATTGCTCAAGGTCTCTACTCGTGGCGGTTCGATGATGCTGGTAATAGAAGCGCTCCGTTCCTTGGTGAGACTAATCCGTTTTGGATTGCTGTTAACTCGTACTTCCGTGCTCTCGGTTTGGCCGATCTACAGGGACTATCGGGCGGAACGCCTACCGTACTGCCATCGACGCAGCTAGAACTAATCAACCTCGCATCGGTCTATGCAGGTGACGGTACGGGTTGTGCAGAGATCGCAGAC